TAGTGTATGATGACATATTAACAACTGGCAGCACACTGCTTGCCACCTATGAGCTTTTAAAGGATAGAGAGCAGCTTCTTTTTCTCGTAGGAATAAATAACAATTGATATGGGAAAGCAAGAGAAACCATTAACATTCAAGCAAGAGAAATTCTGTAAATACTACGTTGATACAGAAGGTAATGCTAGTGAAGCATATAGGATGTCTTATGATGCGTCAAAGATGAAACCTGAAACGATTTGGAGTGCTGCTAGCAGATTGTTAGCCAATAGCAAGGTTAGTGCAAGGATAAGTGAGATTAAGCAACAGAGGGCGAAAGAGACTGAAGTAGAGAGGAAAACGGTCGAAAAGGTATTAATGGATATTGTACTCGCTGATCCCGATGATTTACATTATGTAGACCCTGTTACCGGGAAAACAAAGATGAGAAGTCCGTCCCAACTTCCAAAGCGTGCCCGTAATGCGTTGAAGAAGATTCAGAATAATAGAGGAGTGGTTAATTATGAGTTCAACGGCAAGACAGAAGCCGCCCGGATTCTTGGTGCCTGGAATGGATGGGAAGCCGATAAGAATGTCAACATCAAAGGTGGAGACGGAAATAAAGTCGGTGAACTTCGTATCGGATTTGAAGATAATGAGAATTCGGAAGAATAGAACAATTTGAACTGCAAAATCCGGTATTCATCCTACGGAGAAACCTTACTTTTAGAACAATATGGTTATAAATTATAAGAAGCTAAATCCTAACGGATTCTATCTATTGAAGTACTTGAATGATGAGACTATCCGTTTTATCATTCTCTATGGAGGTTCATCTTCCGGTAAGTCGTATAGTGTGGCACAAACAATACTGATACAGACATTACAGGATGGTGAGAACACTCTTGTCATGCGTAAGGTAGGAGCTTCTATTCTCAAAACCATTTATGAAGATTATAAGGTCGCTGCGATCGGTCTTGGCATCTCCCATTTGTTCAAATTTCAACAGAATACTATTAAATGTCTGGTAAATGGTGCGAAGATAGATTTCTCCGGTCTTGACGATCCGGAGAAGATAAAAGGTATCTCTAACTATAAGCGAGTTCAGTTAGAGGAATGGTCAGAGTTCGAGCATCCGGATTTCAAGCAGCTACGTAAGCGTTTGCGTGGTAAGAAAGGGCAGCAGATTATTTGTACCTTCAACCCGATTAGTGAAAGCCATTGGATAAAGAAAGAGTTTATTGATAAAGATAAATGGCATGATGTACCGATGACGGTTACCATTGCCGGCAAAGAGTTGCCGAAAGAACTTACCAAGGTCAAATCCGTAAAGAAGAATGCACCCAGGCAAATACTTAATCTTCGTACTAAGCAAATCGAGGAACAGGCACCTAATACAGTTATTATCCAATCTACCTATTTGAATAATTTTTGGGTGGTCGGTAGTCCTGACGGTGCGTATGGTTTCTATGATGAGCAATGTGTTGCCGACTTTGAGTATGATAGAGTTCACGATCCGGACTATTACAATGTGTACGCATTGGGAGAATGGGGTGTCATTCGTACCGGTAGTGAGTTCTTCGGTTCCTTCAATCGTGGCAAACATTCCGGTGAACATAAGTATGTTCCGGACTTACCTATTCATATCTCTGTCGATAACAACGTGCTTCCGTATATCAGTGTATCATATTGGCAGGTCGATTTCACAACTGGTACCAAGGTTTGGCAATTCCATGAAACGTGCGCTGAAAGCCCAAACAATACAGTAAAGAAAGCCTCCAAACTTGTTGCAAAGTATCTGAAATCTATCCAATATTCTGATAGGTTATATGTACATGGTGATGCATCAACGAAAGCGGCAAACAGCATTGACGATGAGAAGCGTTCCTGGATGGACTTATTCATAGACACATTGCAGAAAGAAGGGTTCGAGATTGAAGATAAGGTAGGCAACAAGAATCCGAGTGTCGCAATGACTGGTGAGTTTATCAATGCTATCTTTGATTGTACTGTTCCCGGTATAGAGATATACATTGACGAATCATGTTCGGTATCTATTGAGGACTACATGAGCGTACAGAAAGATGCTAACGGTGCCATTCTTAAAACTAAGGTCAAGAATAAAACTACCTTGCAGACTTATGAGGAGCACGGGCACCTGTCTGATACGTTCCGATATGTCGTTGTGGATTTGTGTAGTGAGCAGTATATAGAGTTTAGTAACCGGCGAAAAAGAAACTTGTATGCTTGTAATGGCACTATTAATTTCTTCAATCCAGATACCGAATGTAAATACACTAAGAAGATTCTATATGTGATGCCGAATGTTAATGGGAAATTTGTCCTTATACAAGCGTTTAGATGTGGAAATAAATGGCATGTTGTTGATGTCGTATTTATGGAAACTACTTCAACAGAAGATATACGTTCTTCTATTTTGTCCCATGAATCTGATTCATGTGTAATTGAATGTACGGATGCTTATTTCCCTTTTATCCGGGAACTCCGTTCTAGTACAAACAAGGAGATTCGTGTAATGAAAGAGTTTCCGGATGTAGACAAGCGTATTGCTGCAACATCTGATTATGTGAAAAATAGTATTCTTTTTTCTGCATCAAAAGTAGAATCTGATACGGAATATGTTGCCTTCATGAATAACCTGATGGACTATAATAAAGATAGTGAAACAAAAGAGGCTAGTGCTGTTTTGAGTGGGCTAGTACAGTTCGTTGTAAAATTAGGTTTGAATTGAATTGTGTTATATGTGATTGAAAATAAGTGTGTTATATCGTTGGAGTTATGTTTTCGTAATTTCAAGATTTTAGTGTTTTGGAAAACGGTTTTCCTTTTTACTTAGTTTTGCTCAAAAAGGAACCCAATGAATATTTTTTTTGATAATCTATTTGGAAAGAAATCTAAGACTAAAGGTGAAGTTGAAATAGTTACTTCATCTGAAAATAAGGATATAGATACTCAAAGTGGCAAGGCTGAAAAATGGTCAGTTGCATACATTGAGGACCTTACTAGTCCTATTGTAGCGGGCAGTAACTATCTAACGCTATTCAGTACGATACCTGAAGTCTTTTTCCCGATCGATTATATTGCATCGCGAATTGCAGGTGCTAATTTTCAATTGAAGAAAACTAAGGATGACAGTATAGTATGGGCGAATAAACGAATGAATGGCATACTTAGTCGTCCTAATTGTTTGATGCGTTGGAAAGAATTGATTTATCAGCACCATATTTATAAATTGTGTACAGGGAATAGCTTTATTCGTGCCGCTATGCCTGATGTCTTTTCTACAGCTGAAAAATGGAGATATTGCGATAATTATTGGGTGCTACCTTCTGATAAGACTATTGTAGAACCTGTTTACGGGAATATGCCATTGTTTGGCATTGCCCAAACAGAAGATATTATTCGTAGCTATCGTTTGGAGTATGGTTGGAATGGTAGTTTGGAAATTCCTCCATACCAAATATGGCATGATAGAGACGGAAGTGCAGAGTTCTATTCAGGGGCTATGTTCTTGAAGTCCAAAAGTCGTCTTGCTTCCCAAAATAAGCCAATGTCAAATCTAATAGCTGTATATGAAGCTAGAAATGTGATTTATGTAAAGCGGGGTGGATTGGGCTTTATTGTAAGTAAGAAAACTGATGCTACCGGTTCAATAGCGTTGACTGACGATGAAAAGGAACAGCTTTTGAAGCAAAATTTTGAGAAGTATGGTGTAAGGAAGGGCCAGGTACCTTATGGTATTTCAGATGCAGACATTGACTTTGTTCGTACTAATCTTTCTATTGCAGAGTTACAGCCGTTTGAAGAGACTTTGGCTGATGCAATAAATATTGCAGGGGCATACGGCATCCCAGCCGTTCTTGTTCCGCGAAAAGACCAGTCCACATTTAGCAATCAGGCTACTGCTGAAAAGAGCGTATATTGTTCAACTGTTATTCCTATGGCCAAACAATTCTGCAAGGATTTTACAGCTTTCCTTGGTCTTGAAGGAGGGGGATATTATTTGGATTGTGATTTCTCTGATGTTGATTGTTTGCAGGAAGGATTGAAAGAATCCGAGGACGTAAAGACAAATATAAATAAACGTTGTCGTGAACAATTCTCATGTGGGCTTATAACACTCAATGACTGGCGTGCCCAAATAGGCGAAAGTATGATAGAAAATCCCTTGTTTGACAAATTGAAATTTGATATGTCAGATGAGGAACTGGATAAAGTAAATCGAGTTTTTAACACTAAAAGTGGAGATGAAAAAGATGGAAGAGAAAATCAAAAGCCTTCAGTACAAGACAAAGGCAAATGATGTTGATGAGAAGGGTATCGTTACCGTTGCGGTGAACGGTATCGGTGTGAAGGACTCACAAAATGACATATCTATGCCCGGCTCATTCAATAAGACATTGAAAGAAAATATTGGTCGGATGCGTTGGTTCCTGAATCATCGTACAGACCTGTTGTTAGGTGTTCCGTTGAATGGTAAGGAAACAGAAGGTAATTTGGTCATGGTCGGTCAGTTAAATCTTGAAAAACAGATTGGCCGTGATACGTTAGCTGATTATAAACTGTTTGCAGAGAATGGCAGAACACTTGAACACTCTATCGGAGTAAAAGCCATCAAAAGGGATTCTATCGATCCTTGTAAGGTGCTTGAATGGCGTATGATGGAATATTCAACATTGACAAGTTGGGGGAGTAATCCACAGACGTTCCTTGTGAATATCAAGTCTGCTACTGCTGACCAGGTAAAGGAAGCTGTTGATTTCGTCCGGAAAGCGTTCTTGCAGCATGGATATAGTGATGAACGTTTAAAAGGATACGATATGGAATTAAGTTTATTACTGAAGAGCCTCAACGGTGGTGCCGTTGTCTCATGTCCTCATTGTGGTTATCAATTTGATTATGATGCAGAAACAGAGCATACCTTTGCCCAACAGGTATTAGATTATGCTGCTGATTATCAGAGATGGATAACACAGGACATTGTAAGGGAAGAAATGGAGAAGCTCACTCCGGAGATTAGAACCCAAGTAATTTCTCTTATTGATTCTGTCAAATCAGAAAAGAAAGAATTTACTCAAAAGGGTCTACAAGACCTTATGAATTATGTAAGATGTCCCCACTGTTGGGGAAAAGTATATCGTTCGAATGCTATTCTGCAAAACACTTCTGAAGATACCACCGGAAAAAATGAGCCGTCTGTTGACACTCAAGAAAAGAATGACGGGGAAAATGGGAACGATGAAGTAACGATTAAAGCCGCTGATAATGGCACTTTACTCGATTTCAAGAGTTTGAATAGCTGTTTCGAGAATAAATAACTTAAAATTTAAATTTTATGCCAATTAGAAAATTTACAGTATCAGATTTTAATCTGAAAACGGACGGTCTGCCGGCAGAACAGAAAACATTTATGGAAAATATCGCCGGCATGATGTGTGAAGTAGTTAACAAGTCACTTGAAGGATTTGCTTCACCGGAGGAGGTAACGAAACAGTTTGGTGACATCAATAATCTATTGAAAGCCTATGATGGAGAAAAGTTCCAGCAATTGGTAAAGGACAACGAGCAACTTGTAGAACAAGTTAAAACTCTTGGTGAAAGTATCGAGAAAATGAAGCAGAAAGGTCTTTCTATGGATACTATCAACAAGTTCGATGAGAAGTTGAACGAGATGCTTGATTCTGAAAAATTCAGAGATTTCGCAGAAGGAAAAACACGCAAATCAGGAGAATTTGACGGCTTCTCCTTGAAAGATGTCGTTTCCATGACTGACAACTACACCGGTGATTTGTTGATTACTCAACAACAGAAACGTGTTGTGACTCAGGTTGCCAACAAAAAGTTGCATATGCGTGATGTATTAACGACGCTGACAGCTGATCCTGCATATCCTCAACTCGCCTATGCGCAAGTATATGCTTTCAACCGTAATGCCCGTTTTGTAACTGAGAACGGTCGTTTACCGGAATCAAGTATCAAGGTAAAAGAGATACAGACAGGAACTAAGCGCCTTGGTACTCATATCCGTATTTCAAAACGTATGTTGAAATCAAGAGTGTACATTCGTTCCTACATCTTGAACATGCTTCCTGAAGCTGTTTGGATGGCAGAAGACTGGAACATCTTGTTTGGTGACGGTAATGGTGAGAATTTGCTTGGTATTATTAATAATACTGGGGTGACTTCTGTAGAGAAGATTATCAGTACAGCCATTGTTACAGGTGCCGCCGGTGCTGTAAAAGCTATTACCGGATATAACGGTGATAAGGATGTGATTGTAGAGTTTGCAGAACCACAGGATTTGATTCTTGATGGAATGAGTATCACGTTCGCTGGTGCTGCTGTTCTCACTGAACTGAACAAAACACACGCTCTTGTGAAAATGGAAGATGGTCGTATCCTTATTCCTGGTGTCGCGTTCTCCGGTGCTGAAACGGCTACGGATAAAATGACATTCAGTGTTCATGAAGCCGGCTTTAAGAACATTGAGGAACCCAACTCTGAAGATGTAGTGAAAACAGCTTTCGCCGCAATGACATATGCCCAGTATTTTCCGAATGCCATTATTCTTAATCCAATGACTGTTAACGGTATGGAATCAGAGAAAGATACGACAGGACGTAATCTTGGTATCGTTAAAATGGTTGATGGGGTGAAATATATTGCCGGTCGTCCGATTATCGAGTATGGTGGCATTCTTCCAGGTAAGTATCTTTTAGGTGACTTTAACCAAGCCGCAAATTTGGTTGATTATACCACTTTGACACTTGAATGGGCTGAAGATGTGGAGACCAAGCTTTGCAATGAGGTTGTGCTGATGGCACAAGAAGAAGTTATCTTCCCGATTTATATGCCGTGGGCTTTCGCTTATGGGGATTTGGCCGCATTGAAGACTGCAATAACTAAAGCGTAGGATTATGGATTACATACTTAGAGGTAACGATAAGGATGTAACCAATGTGCTTAAAGAGCAACGCATTCGGATTAATAGAGGGATGATTCAACTCATCCCTATTTCCGAATGTGGTCTTGTTACAGAAGAAGATGCCCGAAAGACATTGGAATGTATGCTTGCAGAGAAAAATGAAGAGATTGGCAGGCTTACTGCATCCATTGCAGAGAAAGATAAGACAATTGTTGAACTGACAGAAGAGCGTGAAACAATGAAAGCTCGCATTGCAGAACTTGAAGTACAGGTGCCTTCTGATGAAAAGAATCTTCCGGTTGCCGATTCAAAAGATTTGCAAGAGGAAGATGCCAAGGAGGTAACTGTTACAGATGATAAAGCCGTTTCCGTGGAAGATGAAAAGAAAACCGGGAAAGGCAAGACTTCTAAATAACTATCGCTATGTTGATTGATGTTTCATATTTTATGTCAGGTCCCAGGCATATTGAGAATGTTTCGGTCGCTGAAATGCCTTCGCCCCAATCTCTTGCTGTGAATGAGGTGATAAATGGGTATATTAAGGCATTTCAGCCCGAATTTCTCCGGAATGTTGTTGGTTTGACTCTTTCCCAAGCTATCACAGATTACTTGGAGCTTATTGAACGGGAAAAGGAAGATTCTTCAGATGAAGTTGATATTTCAGAAGAGAAGGAAGAATCCCAGTCCGGATATGCAGTATTGTGCGAGAAGCTGTGTGAACCGTTCGCTGACTATGTATTATATCATATTCTTCGTGATGCAAACACCCAAGCTACAATAACCGGGCTTGTCCGTTTGAAATGCGCTAATGAATATGTAGCTCCTTTGAAGAGACAAGTAAGCACATGGAATAGCATGGTAGAGAAGAATAAACAGTTTGTTGAATGGGCTATGTCAAATGATTGTCCTTTCGATGTGAAAATAACCAAGAATCTTTTGACCCCAATTAATGCTTTCAATTTATGATAGATTTAGATATAACAGAACTGTTTGAGGAGATTGTAAAGGAACTTCCAGAAGGGCTTGAAATTCTCTATCCAAATGGGAAAGGGGGAACTAAAGTTATGAAGTCCCCAAGGTTGAATTACATCTTCGGTAGCAGTCAATATATCAAAGATATTTTAGATGAATACAGTAAGTCTTCTGCCCAGTCTGAAAGGAAGTTTCCATTGGTTGCACTATTCACTCCAATTAGTGAGGATAGAGGTGATGCGGATTATTTTTCAAAAGCAAAGGTTTCGTTAATTATAGCATGTTCTTCTTGTAAAGAGTGGAGCAATGAGATGCGCAGAACCACATCTTTTAAAAATATCCTTCGGCCAATCTATAAACGTTTATTGGAAGTATTATATGAAGATTCTCGGTTCGACTGCGACTATGACGAAAAAGTGAAACATAGTTATTCAGAAAACTATTCATATGGCAGATACGGAGCCTATACAGATTCCGGTGAGGCTGTGAGCGAGCCGATTGATGCCATAAATATACGCTCGATGGAAATAAAAATTAATAATCTTAATTGTAGAAGAAAATGAGAAAGATTAGAACGTGTAAGGGTTCCCGGATGAACACTGGTAGTTCTGCTTGTAGCATTGACTGGAAAAAGGTCAAAGGTGCTATCTTGACAGAACATGGTGTCAAACTCCCTGCTGATATAACAGGTGAGAAGTTGCTCGAATTGTGCCATGCAGACCGTCCCGGGCGTATTTACCCTATTTTGCCATTCCTGGAGTATGCCAAGAATGGTGGAGAGCCTCAAGTTAATCCTGTAGGGTACGGTGCAAGTGAATACAACGGGCTTAGCGCTCAAACAGACACCTTCACTTTGAAGAAATTTGATGAGGTTTTGAATGCCCAGCTTCTGAAATGTGCCAATAAAGGATGGGACGTTTACTTTTGGAATCAGGATAATATGTTGATCGGTTATAATGATGACACTGATATCCTTGCCGGTATTCCGATGTCTACTGTTTACCCGACCGTGACACAGTACCCGACCAGTAGTGCTAAGTCTGCGATGACTGTTAGTTTTTCACATGAAGATGTGGAAGACAGCCAATTGCACTTTGACTACGTGCAGTTAGACTTCAATCCCAAGAATTTCGTTAAAGGCTTGGTTGATGTTGTGTTTCAAAAGTTGGAGGCCGAAAATACTTACAAAATAGTTGAAGTTGTTGGTGGTTATGACCGTACAGAAGAATTTGGCAGTCTTATTGCTGATGGTGCTGCTGAAGTTATGAATAACGTAACTTCTGCTACATATTCGGATGGTATCATTACCATTGTTCCTAAAGCCGGGGCGGTTCCTTCGTTGAAAGCTCCTTCTGTATTGTATGAAAAAGGAATCAGAGGTATTGAGCAGGTGTCATGAAGGTAGATAATGTTACGTTCGTCGAGGTTGCTGTGAAGGGCATGACGAAGGAAGAGTTTATTAATGCACACATTAAAGTCGTGTGGCAGGAACTGAAGGAAGCTGACCGTAAGAAGAAGCTCTCGGAAGTGTACGATGCGATAACTAAGTAACCGACGGGCTGGGGTGTGATTACAGCCCGGCCCGTTATAATTTTACTGTATGGCAGATTTTGATGAATTACATAGAGTTATTCATTCCATTGCATCCGGGTTTGAAGAGGAATGTATTAGGTGTATGGAAGAACATAAGAATGTGCTCGTTGATTGTATTCAGGAACAATTATATTCCGGCTTGGACGGTACCGAACATCTATTGAATCCTGATTATGATACTGACACCTATTTTAACGAGCCCGGTCCCTGGCAGAACCGTGCGGAACAATATAAACGATGGAAGGAGAGGATAACTCCGCCTCTTAGAAGTGAGATGCTTTATTTGCCACCGCGTCCGGTTGAGGTACCTAACCTTTTTATTACTGGTACTTTCTATGATAGCATAACTGCCGATAGAATTGATTCCGGGCTTCGATTCTCAACGAAAGGATTTACGGACGGTAGTTCTATTGAGAAGAAATACGGTGAGCAGATTTTAGGCATTGGTGATACAGCTAAAGAGTACTTTAATATTATGTATCTCCGTCCCTGGATGGAACGTTTCTTTTCAGAATGTGGATATCGGTAGAAAATGGCTTGTAGTTGCGAAATAAGAAAGATGCAGAGTGAACTGGAACGTATCAGTGATCTTGCAAAGAAAGCAGCTGTCTTGGATGGTTGCATGTATGTCGTTTATCAGAAAGAAGATGGTACCTATGCTTTTGATAAACTAGGAGTTGAGATAAAAGGAAAGATTGTTGAATATAGACATTACCTGTAATTATGGCAGATTTAAAATTAAAAGATTTCGTTGATGAGAACGATTTGCAGAAATTGGTGGAGCTTGATAATACTATTGAGCGTGTGAGGGCTGATTATGTTAATGCGGCCAAAGAATTAGCAAAAGGTTTGAAACTAAATGTAGAAGGTGTTGCTGATCTTGAAAAGTTGAGTAACCTTTATAATACTCAAGCAAAAACGGCTGGTTCTGCATCTGCTGAATTAACCGAAGCTCTTAGAAGACAGTCTGAAATAACTCAAACTGTCAGTAAGAAGATAGAGGAAAAGCTAAATGTAGAGAAATTATCTGCTGCTGAACTGAAGAAACTAACCAAAGCAAACTCGGATAATGCTGTGTCCTTGGAAAAGGCTGCTAAAGCAGAAGCTAACTTGACAAAAGCGCAGAATGCCGGTAATACTACTCGTAAGAAAGCTGTTCTATCTGAAGAAGAACGTTTAAAACTTATCAGAACTGCTATTATCTTGACTAATCAGGAAGTACATAGCCGTTCACAAGCAAAGGAAATGAATAAGCAGCTGCAAAAGGCTGTTGATGTTTTGAAAGATACGGATGAAAACTATATTCGTACACTTGCCCGTCTTAATTCTACAATCGGAATCAATACCGATTACATAAAGCGAAATTCCGATCGATATAGTCAACAGAAAATGACTATCGGTGCATACCGGGAAGAAGTAAAGGCTGCATGGGTTGAGATACAGAACGGTAATAAATCCATGCAGAATATGGGTGTTATTGCCCGGAATGCCGGTAGGATGCTTAATACAGAGCTTGCTCCTGGGTTAAGTAAAGTTGGTGCTGGTTTAAAAGGGTGGGCAGCTGGATATATTGGTGCACAAGCTGTTGTTAGTGGAGTTGTTGCTTTATTTACAAAACTGCGTGAAGGAGTAGGTGATATTGTTAAATTTGAATTAGCTAATAGTAGGCTTGCTGCAATATTAGGAACCACTTCTGATAAAGTGAAGGAGTTAACTGCGGATGCTCAACGTTTGGGTGCTACAACGAAATACACTGCATCCGAAGCTACGGATTTGCAAATAGAACTTGCTAAACTGGGTTTTACTCGAAAAGAAATATTAGATGCAACAGAGCACGTTCTAAAATTTGCACAAGCTACCGGGGCAGAATTAGCAGATGCGGCTTCATTGGCAGGTGCTTCTCTTCGTATGTTTAATGCTGATACAAGAGAAACTGAAAGATATGTGTCTGCGATGGCTGTCGCAACAACCAAAAGCGCATTGTCGTTTTCATATCTCGCTACTGCATTACCAATTGTTGGACCGGTTGCAAAAGCCTTTAATTTCAGTATTGAAGATACTTTGGCTTTGTTGGGTAAATTATCGGATGCCGGCTTTGATGCTTCAATGGCTGCTACTGCTACCCGTAATGTTTTTCTAAATTTAGCTGATAGTAATGGAAAGCTGGCAAAGGCGTTAGGTAAGCCCGTTAAAACATTGCCTGAGTTAGTTGAAGGATTGAAATCGCTAAAAGAAAAAGGGGTAGACTTGAATACTACTCTTGAATTAACTGATAAGCGTAGTGTTGCCGCTTTTAATGCCTTTCTCACCGCTGTTGATAAAATATTACCACTTAGAGAACAGATTACTGGTGTAGAACGTGAATTGGGCGATATGGCTCACACGATGGGAGATAATGTTCATGGAGCTCTTGCTAACTTATCTTCAGCATGGGAAGCGTTTATGCTTTCTTTCTCCGAGTCAACGGGACCTGCTAAGGAGTTTCTTAATTGGATGGCTGATAAAATAAGAGGTATCGCCAATGATTTGAAATCTCCTGAAGAAAAAATAGAAAAGATAGATTATAATTTTAGAACACTTGCAAAAAAAGATGCGAACAAAAAGTTATTGGAAGTAGAAAAAGATTTTCAGGCAGAATATAAGAGGCTTATTGATGCTGGTGATACAGAGGAACAAGCATACACAAAAGCTGTTATTCAAATGAAAAATAAACGTATTGAAGTAACGGCCCAAGAGAGAGAAGCTTTAAAACGGATGAAAACTCGTGCTCAATATGCAACATCAGAGTTTGAAGATATGTCTTGGATAAAGAATGGTGCTGCTAAAATGTTTGGCTATTACACATCGGAAGCAGAAAAAGCGGATAAGGCTCAGTTGGAATTTTCTAAAAACTTATTCAAAATAGCATCTAGCGATGAGTTTAATCGTGGACTTGATGTGATTGCAGAAAAGTTCCGTCCAAAGGGTAACGACAAAAATGGTTCAGGTATAACAGTCCTTACTGATAAAGAAAAACGTGAACAGGAAAAAGCTCTCAAAGAGAAGCTGAAAATTCATGAAACTTATCAGGAGTCAGAACTAGCTCTTATGGATGAGGGACTGGAGAAAGAACTTGCTAAAATTGGTGTTGCTTACTCGAAGAAGATTGCTGCCGTCAAGGGTAATAGCAAAGAGGAAATTGCTACACGTCAGAATTTAGCTAAGGAAATGCAGGAAAAGCTAGATGAGTTTACTATTAAGTATAATTCTGATCGTGAGAAGAAGGATGTTGAGAACGCTCTTGCTGTTGTAAAAAAGGGGTCCCAGGAAGAACTTGATTTGAAATTGCACCAGTTGGAATTGCAACGTGAAGCAGAAATTGATGCAGCGGAGAAAACTGGTGAAGATGTTTTTCTCATTGACGAAAAATATGCAAAAAAGAAACAAGAACTTTACGAAAGACATGCATCCGATCAGGTGCAATTAATAGCAGAGAATGCGGCGCATGAGCAGGAAATCCGGGATGCTGCATATGTTATGGATACGCTTGCTCTTAAAAAACAGTTAGCTTCTAAGGAAATAACCCAGCAAGAGTATGCAGAACTTGAGTATCAGTTAAAATTAGATTATGTACGTAAAACAACCGAAGCTGCAATTGATGCGTTGGAGTTGGAACTTCGAAACGAAAATTTGAGTGCAGAGGATAGGGCAAAGATTGCAGAGCAGTTACAGAAATTGAAAGCGGACCTTTCCCAGCAAGAAGCAGAAGCGGAAATAGATGCTATCAATAAAGTTACTAAAGCGGATGAGAAAGCACAGAAAGAACGTCAGAAGAACTTGAAAAAATGGCTTCAAACTGCATCTCAAGCTGTGGGAGCTATTGGAAACTTAGTCTCTTCTATTTATGATGGTCAGATTCAGAAAATAGAAGAAGAGCGGGAAGCTAATGAGGAAAAGTATGATGAGGATATTGAACGAATTGAGAATCTGGCAGAGTC